ACCGGTTGACCCAGTTAGACCAACTGCACCGGTTGACCCAGTTAGACCGGGGATTCCTTGAGGACCAGGCAAGCCCATAAGACCAACTGCACCGGTTGACCCAGTTAGACCAACTTCACCCTGAGAACCGGTGTACCCAGTAGAAGCTGAAGTGATATCAACCCACTGTGCCGAATCACCATCATCATAATATATCAACAATGATCCACTAACGTCATCCCACCAAAGTTGCCCATCTACAGGATTTTCTGGAGGATCACTATTAGTAGCAATAGTGGGGCTTTCCCCCACAGGACCAGGTAAGCCCATAAGACCGGGTGGCCCAATTGGACCGGTAGAGCCGACTTGACCAGTAGACCCAACAGGACCGGGAATTCCTTGAGGACCAGGCAAGCCCATTAGACCAACTGCACCGGTTGACCCAGTTAGACCAACTGCACCGGTTGACCCAGTTAGACCGGGGATTCCTTGAGGACCGGGTAACCCCATAAGACCGGGTGCCCCGCCAGCACCACCTGCGCCAGCGGGGAATCCATTGATAGTGTCTACATATAACTCACCCACAGTCAATCTGGGTGGGATGTATACATTGTAAGGAAAGGTAACAACCCCAGTTTCAGCAATCTGTATTGCTTCCTTATCTGAGGTTGCTATGTGTACGGGTATGTTTTCGCGGGATTTGATAACAAGTCTCCCGTCTACCAGCCTCACTTCAAATTGTCGAAAAACACTAAATCTGTTATCATCTAAATCTATTACACCACCAACTTCATCAGATTCAATATATTTTTTGATATCTGCCATCCGAAATCCTCATCGTGCGAGAGTTATTCTCTTATTTATGTTATCTCACACGCACCACCCCCACACGCAACCTCTCCCGTAAGAGTGGTCTCATCCTCAATTTCCTTAACGTGGTCTACATTGATTTTGTGAAGATTCTTGGCCAAATTCTCGTAATGCTCTTTGGTGATATCCTCAAAAGGGGCCTGGACATAATTGTGGTCGAGGTGTGGTAAAACAGACAAGGCAGTATAAAAATCTCTGTTTTCCCACATCCATTCTCCGACTAGTTCCCATTCGTGTGGCTTAACCGTTATAGTCGTTGAGACATTGTTTTTGTTCTCACCGCGCCTGTGTCCTGGCTTGATCCATTCCTTCCAGACTCTGGTCACTCGGTCGAGCAATTCCATCGCACTTTCCTGACGAGTGATAGCACCTTCAGGAGCCTTCTGAGGGACCGAAATAACAGCTTGTTGAGTTGGCTTGAAGAATTCGTCCTCTAGGAGTTCTGGGTGATTTTCAAGAAGATATGGATAAAGACTTTCATTCTTTCCAACGCGCATTCGGCGAATATAATACTCACTGTGCCAGGCGTGAATGCCCGAACTTGTTCCTAAGACTAAACTTGCCGTGCCTTCAGGTTTTATCACAGTGGTACGAGCCGCCTTGTTAATACCAATGAGGTCTGCAACACGCGCGTTTTCTTCCTTTACGACATTTGCTGCCTCTTTGAGATTTAACTTCAGAACAGCACCGCTAGCGATTCCCGTCATACTAACACCAATCAATGCTTCCTTTTCTGTTGTCTTTTTCCAGATATCCCGCAGATAATGAAAATTAGTATAACTAGCTTGCAGAGTCCCGATAAATGCAGCAGCCCTTGCTCTAGCATTAAGCTCCTCTTGTGTTTCTACATCACCCGCATTTATAGTTGTTAGATTACAAAATTGAAATGGTCGCAGAGACACCTCCCCGCAAGGATTCATTCCCCATTCACGGTCATTGGAGAACATAAATCCTGGTTCACCTGTGCCGCTAGCCTCAATCTTCTTCCAGAGGTCAATAAAGACTTCCTTCTCAATCTTGTGCCTAAGAATAACTGCGCTGTTATTTGCACGACCCCTTTGTGGGTTCAATTCATACCAAGTACCAAACTTAGAAGTCAACATATCATTGTCATCAACATTGAACAGGGCGATCATCGCGCTCCGGCGGATCCCACCGGCAAGGACCGCGTCGGCAACGAAGCAAAGAATGTCGTGAACTTCTAGTGTTGTCAACTTACTTCCGTTTTCCTTTCTATCAAGAATCTTCTGAATATTGTGCAGGCAATCCTTCAGAGGTTCGGGGCCAGGAGCCTTGCCGCCCGATGTTACCAATTGGGCTCCCTTGGGACGAACATCACCGAAATCAAATTCGGGGTATGCCTTTCCCCTCATATATGAAGTGACTAGAACCTTAACCGCATCAGACCACCCCTCAAGACTGTCGCCAACTAGATAACGTCGAGTCTTGGTTGGCTTATAAATTTCGGGGAGCTTCTCAACGTGATGTCTCTGAACTGAGTACCCCACACCTGTCCCAGAAAGAAGGAGGAACATAATCTCGCTGAATGCATCAGGGTGGTCTACAGGAAGAAAACAGCAATTATATAAGCGGGTGTTATTGAGAGAGATAGGTTTCCCCGCAAACTGCAACGAGCGCATTGAAGTCAACACCTTCTTTTGTTCGACATATTCATACGCTTCCTCAATCTCATCCACTAATGCAGGAAACTTCTCCATATGCATTTTCTTGTTGCGAATGACCAATTCTCGCCAATTCTCCCGACGCTTCTTTTTCTTGTCGTGCTTGGCGTACTTGCTCCAAACTACAATCTGACTGAGGATGTCTGATGATATGTCCCTTTTCATTTAGCCTTTCTCCCGTTCTTTTTTAATTAGTCTTAGTTGGATCCGGTAGACCCAAATCCGTTCCCCATCCTGTCATCACTAGATACCAATTCTGTAACTTCTTCCACCACAAAAGATTGTGTCTCGACAAGAATCATCTGAGCAATCTTTTCCCCTGAATCTACCATCTCCTGCCGACTAGTACTGTTATATAGCGCAATCTTGATTTCACCCGTGTAACCGTTGTCAATTACCCCCGCCACAACAAATAAGCCTCGCTTAGTCGCAACGGACGAGCGGTCGCGAATCAGCGCACCAAATCCTTCGGGAAACCCGCAGGAAATGCCTGTGCTGATTAACCTCGTCCCACCAGCTGGGATCCAAACGGTGGAAACATCATTATAGAGGTCATACCCCAAGTCTCCTGAATATGCCTTTGATGGCAAGATGGCAGTATTGGAAAGACGAAGAACCTTCAAATTCATATTATCTATCCTCGCGGACGAATTTAGTTATTGATGGATAAATCTTTTCAATTTCTTTGGCGCAAGCCTTTGCAACTTCAATGTGTTCCTTCTGTGTTCCATTACCAGTGCGCACTTCTATATAGTGAATCCAACTCCGCAAACTTCCGTTCATATACATTCTAGAAGTAGTTATTCCTTCTGGGAGAATCGCTCTAGCAACTTCCTTTGCAATGCCCCTTCCAACAGCCCAAACATATACCCTCTTTGCTTGTTCCATAATTGCAGCCTGTTTCTGATACCACTCCTCTTCCAGTGCCTTATCACTCGCAGGGAGAGAATTCTGACGATTCTTCACATCCTGCATTCTTGGTTCACGCATAACAAACGAGAGCTTGGTTGGGTCAGCATAACGCTGAGAAAATTCTTGAAAGGTAAAACTGCGATGACGCAGGATTTGTCTAGCAATATCTCGCGTTGTTTCTATCTCTAAACAAAGGTTAACCATTTCAAAGGGACTCCAATGATTATTCGTCACAAGATAATCAAGAAGAGCCCCAGTTGGCTTTTCCTCTGTTTGATTCGCAGGACTAGAGACTCGCGCACAATACGCGACCAAATCCTCTGCGGTACGAACGTGTTCTGGGGTATTACCAAAGGGTGTAGTAACTGATATTAAATTCACTTTCATCAACAATTCCTCCATTCTGCAAATTTTGCCTTCGCCATTAATCCTGAGTATATATTCTGCCCAATAACGGTTGTCGCATCTACACCCGCAATGACCATATCATTGATATCCTTGTATGACATATGACACGGCCACACACAAACACTGTATCCCAACTCTATATATTTCTCAATCAAGGCACACACTTCTTTATTTCTGGGCTGATTATCAAAGACCACAACCATATTTTTTTTCTCTACATCTAAAGACTCTATCTTCCCAAAAGAAGTACCTGCACACGCAATACTGTTTTCTAGGAATAGACTATCAATCGGTCCCTCAACAACGTAAAGAGTTTTATCAAAATCCACAGAGTTGATACCAAATAACAATGCCTCATCTTCAAGCACCTTCACATTTATATATCTCAGCGCCTCACCTCTAATTGCACGGAGAGCAAGCCCAGACAATCTCCCGTCTACGGTATAGAATGGTAAAGCCAACCTCGGTGCCGTTGATGAAAGAGTCTTTTCATATTTTGGTGCAATAGAAACAATATCCTTTACTTGAGGCAAGAAATACAATTCAGAAAACTTATTTCTAGGAATCTTTCTCTCCAAACAATATTGAACAGCCTCGTTGTCATCGGGCAACTTAGACAACGGTGTTGCAATCTTATCTAGTTCAGACCCGCGGTCAAACTTTGGTTCTTCAAAATGCAACGAATCTTCTAAGCTCTTGTGAGCCTTTGGTCCGTTCAACCCCGCACCATATCTTTCAAATACATATTGGCCGTAGAGAGTTGAATCCAGACCCTTCAAGAAGGTTCCAAAATGCATACTCATTGAACAATTGTGACATTTGTAAAATATATCATTCTTCTGCCGGTAAAAATAACCTCTGGTCTTAGTCTTCTTTGATGAGGAATCCCCACAAAGAATACAACGACAATTCCAGAGGTACTGGCTCTTTTGTTTAAATAGCGGCAAGCGATGCCGCACTTGATTAAGATATTTTATGTCTATAAAAAGGGACACGATGCACACTCCTGTATATACAGAAATCTAATGCATCGTGTCCCACAAGTCAAGTACCTTTATCTAATCAATTCTATGAGCGGTGTGATTCCTTTGCTTACAAGTGCTCCAAATACTACAGCACCGCCGATTATCAAGATTCTCCAATTTTCTAATTTGGTAATTCTATCTTGGTTTTTTTCGATACGCGAGTCAAAATCTTTCTTTTGGTCCACAACTAAATGCTTTAGTTCAGTCAGAGAGCCCATTATCTTTTTTTCGGACTCTTCCAGTTCCATGGATAGTTCTCGTTGCACTGAAGTGATCCTAATGTGCGTGTCCTTCACATTATCGTATGCTTCGGTCTTTCGCCTTTCTACTAATTGAAAAAGTTCTTGGTCAAATCTTTCCTGCGTGGAAATCTTCTCCTCGTGTACGGCTAGCATACGAGTGATATTATTGGAAACTTCCCCAATTTTTTCTATGGCTTCGTCTAGCTTAGAAAATACGCGAGCCATTTGCTCGACATCACGCTTCAATACTGCAAGCTCAACGGGGTATTCTAGCACAGTAATATGGATAACCTATTTCTTAGAAGCGGTAATTTTTTTCTTTTTCGGCTTGCGTGTCCCGTACTTTCTCTTGACCTTGGGCTTCGCAACCGGCTCAACAACAGGAATTTCATAAACTTCGCCCACAAACGGAACTGAAACTTCAAACGAATCTGCTGATAACATTATGGGGGCTGTAGTTTCGTCTGTGCCACCCGGCTCAACAACACCGCCTTCAGGTTCTGCGGGAACTGCTCTGCGCCGCGGAGCAACAACAGGCGACTTCCTGAAAAACATTCGCCAGCCAAGTATAATTAGTCCCAAAGCAAAAACAGCAACAATTATTTTGTCGAACATTTAACCTCTCCTTGTCTACGAATAAATTTCTTTTGTCTCTTTTTTGTTATTACGGGTTCAGTTCTAAGTCCTTCTACATTCCCCGTAGTGTTAGCAATTTCGTTCTCTACTAGTATATATTCTGAGAAGCCCAAAGTCTTTGACGCTTCTGTCAAGAGAGTTTGTGCTTCTGTCATTAAGTATTTATCGTTTTCGATTATTCTGAGGTCAGTCTCTAATGCCTTTTCGTCTAATTCGATCCCATTATCCACGCACTCTTGAATTAGAAATAGCGCAGCCGCAAAAGATGCGAGCTTTCGGCTATCTTCAGGAACCTTTGCAAATATCTTTTTGATTTTCCAAGCCATACGATGAAGAATCGTGTACGCATTTTCTTCTTCGGCTGTTCTGAGGTCTCGCTCTTTTCGCAAGACTGTGCCATTCTTATCAATGATTCCCAAACGAAAGGCATCCGTTTTTTCAAACGGAGTGGCAAGAATCTTCAGAATACGTAAGGCGATTAAGCTATCTGCAAATCGTGTCATATTTTCCTCAGGATTTTGATAATGTCATCATCAAGCGAAATATCTAGTTCATTAACATCTTTGGTAACCTGATAATGAACTGGTAGATAATTCAGAAACACCAGAAAAGTTTTGAGTTGTGGCCAGTAACTTCTTTCAATCTTGTAGAACAACAATGGCAAAAGAGCAACACCAAAAACGTTATGTAATAGTATCAAATGGTTTAGGAGCAAGCGTTCAGACAATATTTTTGTTTTTTCATACTTTCTCAACAAACGCTTAACATACTTGAACCTCTTAACATCATTCTCATATTCTTTGACCCCAAGACAATCGGGGTCAATGTAATGTTTTATTGCAAAGAAATGTACCGTCTCCTGCGTAAGTTCATCTGCTCTCATAATATTAGATTAGGGTTAGAATGCGATTGTTGCGGTGCCTCCCAAAATGTACCACTTGGTCCCAATCCAAACTAGGAGAACTGCTTGGTCCTGCAAATCAAAGGTAATCTGCTCATTAATCGGACTACTTTCAATAACAGCAATACCATTATAATCTCTCATAATGACAATCTTGATTTGTCCCTGGAGTGTACCTGCAGCCAGGGTCAAATCTGATGGCCCCGTGTTATCTAAAAGTGTCGTAACCGTTGTAGCATTAATAGTCCCGCTGCCAAGTAGTACCTGAGGAGTACCACCCAATGCAACAACCCCACCGGTTTTTAATGGTGTATTTATGGCAGAGAACAAGGTAGCAATGGTCAACTTTCTGTCATTGCTACCTTGTACCAGGTAAACTACGTCCGCAGGATTTGCGGACGTAGCCGAAGTCAGTTCAGTAACCTTGCTGTCTGCCATATTATGACGGGTTAACTGTCAGCAATACTTCGTCAGAAATAACAGGGGTTGCAATGCCAGGTGTGCTTTCTACTGACACCCGATAGAGATTTCCGTCAAGACCTGTTGTAGGATCAACTACCAACGTTGCCGATGTTGCACCGATGATATTGGCAAATGCTCCACCATCAGAAACCTGCCACTGATATGTTGGTGTGTTGCCCGAACCAGTGACTGATCCTGCCGCAATGAACGTAGCTGGATCCGGCGCTGTCACAGTCTGTGGTAGCGGCTGTAATGTAATCGTGACTACTGGAGCCGTTACTGTTAACTTGGCTGCATTAGAAGCCTTAGCTCCAGACGCGGCTGTTGAAACTAAGCAACGGAACCACTTTCCTGCAGTTAGTGTTCCTGTCCCAATAACAGTAATAGTTGCAGTTGTGGTTCCTGAGTAAACTGCGCCGTTGTCAACCGGAGTGAATGTTCCTGTTTCGGTATCGCTTGCTTCCCACTTGTATGTGACCGCAACCGATGGAGTTGTTGATGCAACAACTGAGAAAGTTGTTCCCTCGTTAGCAATAACTGTAGATGCTACGGGGTGTGTGAAATTGAAAAGCACATCTGGGAGAACTGAGTCATCTGCATTATCCTCAGCAGGTGCTTGCTTCATCGCTACAAGTGTCTCCCAAACGACTCGGCTACCGATAGTGCGCCGGTGTGCCCAGCCCGGCTGTGTTAATCCGGGAGTAGCGACAACTTCAGCCGCATCTACTCCGTAGATATCGCTTGGTTCTTTTGTTGTGTCAGCACTAGGCTTGACTGTTCTTGACCATCCAGACATAAGTATTACTCCTTTTCTTCGGAATTAAGTGAATCGACGTATTGAAAAAATTCTTTGAGTTGTTCGTTGGGAATGTCCCTAAGAGATTCATATTTGTACCTTACTAGACCGCATTCAATAGCTTCACGATATGGCATTTTCTTAGCCCCTGTCTTTTTAAGAGGAAATTTCTTGGAAGACAGGTCTGACCGAACTCGTTGAAATATTGTGGGGTCACCCAAAACAATCATCATCAGAGCATCTACTAGCTCAAAGATTGAATCTCTTTCAAGTGGAGTCGGTAACTTATCTCGGTCTAGATTAGAAAAGGCTCGTCTGAGAATAGGAATACGCTCAATCGGAAGAAGTCCCATCCGAACGAGCAGTTCGAACCGTTTCATATCGCGGCCTTCAGTTACTTTCCCCATATCATCTCCGTATGTTTACTGTTGTATTTATAAGAAGTATGTTCTTTATTTCTTAATCCCGCGCTTTCTCTTGATGCGTTTAATCTCAACTGCTCTCAATTTCGGCTGCAATCTGATTGCCATACGACCGACAAATTGGGAGAAAAACTTGACTCTTTCCTCATATCGCTTCTTCTCGGCAGGAGACATTTTGCTCTTGTCGCGGCCACGAAGAATTCTCTTATAAGCAAGGCGCCGAGCAGCCAACTTAGCTCGCTTCTTTAAGACCTTTGGAGAGGATACCCGACGGAGTGCGATGCCCTTAGCAACCTGACGCCGCTTCTTAGTTCGGATGGCCGAAAATCTCTTTTTGATTCGTCCCATAACTGTGAGACCGGCTTCGGCCAAATCTTCGTCCTCATAAATCAGTTCATCCTCGTCATAGAGGTCTACAACATCGGGCCAGTCTAAGGCTTCAATATCTTCTGTGACCTGTTGCTCCAGTTCATCTTCGGTAATCTCATTTGGGTCCATTTCATATAACTTAACTTCAGGACTGTCGATAAACTCCTCAAATTTTAGGCACTTCTTGCCCTGGCCAGGGGTAGCCTTGATATACTTCTTAGTCAACTCAGGCGTCCCCCATTCGTTTTTGTCCTTCATTTTGATAGAACTCCTACAACAATAGTTGTGGTGGCTGCCCCAAGTAAAAACGAAGCAGTCCTACTAGGTAATGGGATGAATCCCAATAATCTTTCCTTCTTTGGTGGTTTCGGCATATTGACAACGACTTTGCGAAGGCTATCAGCAGTGAGGGTCACGTCTTCTATAATCAATCTTTGCTCACCGATTGCAGTTCTCAAAAACGTAGTTTCAACTTTAAGCAACGATACAGATTCGTTAAGATTGCCAATGGTTACTCTCTGAATGGAAATCAAAGTGTCCTGAGCAGGGATAACAATTCGTGCCATCTCAACACTATCGGTTAATGTATTTTTTAGGCTATCAATTGACGACCTAAGAATGTTCAATGTTGCTGTTGTGGGGCGTGTACGTTCAAGAACCTGCAATCGGGTCTGCACACTATCGGCCTTCTTCACTGCGACGACAACCTTTGCTTCACGCATCGCAATTTCTTTCAAAAGGCTGTCACTATATTTCAATGCTCTCTGAGATTGCAGTTGGTATGTCCGATATGCTTCATCAAACCGCTCACGCTCAGACTGCAATCTCCATTCCGACATAAAGTTCAGAACAATCATCGTGCCGAGAATAAACAGGATAATTTTAATCATAGGAGCAAAGGAATCTACTACCTCACCTAGACTATCAAAAAATTTACGCATAATACATCTCCTATAAAGATTTGAGCATTTGCACTAACTTCGGATGTGGGTAAACATCCACCTTGTCGCTTCTAACTGAAGTGTGCGACCAAATTCCCGGTTTGCCCATCAATGCATCTGTGTTAATATCAAACATTCCCATACCTTTGAATTCTTTGGGGATGTTCCATTTGGCACATAGCAGGACAAGCAAATCCCGTGTGGACTGAATTTGAGCATCGGTATATGAATGCCAGTACTTATAACCTCTATATGGTGCAGCCAACTCAATAACTTCCTTCTCAGAAACCATTCTGTTGACATAGTTCTTAAATGACCCGTCTGTCTGTTTTGTTACCCATCCCCAATTACAAATTTCAATTCCGATAGAATGCTTCTGAAGGTCTACTGAACTCGGTCCACCCGCGGGGATTGTCGCTTGCTTGACCCCAAGATGGTAGCCCCAATACCGACTAGAAAATGCCTGAACAATCTGCCCATCATACCAAGAAGTAACTCCTTTGGGGGGAGCACCGCCAATAATGATAGACGTTGCAATTCTATCGGGGGTACCCGTCCAATAGTCAACTACCTGATACGGTGAAGAATTGCCTGCAGTGTGATGCAGATAAATCTGTTTCTTGGGGGTGTCTTCCTTGAAATACTGGTCGTCAGGAAAATCAACTAAACGTATTCGCTCTAAAACAGACTTCATTTTATAGGTCCTCCAAAAGTAACTGTTGGTGCTCGGTAGCATCTTCATCCCTCTCCGCAGCAGAAGTTATCATATCTGCCTTGAACTTGTATTTGGTAGTAACTGTTCGTGCGACTAACACAGCCAGTGTGCTGGGAATCCCTGTTATTGCTAATATGCTGAACACCCATTTGAATATTTCCCACGCATCGGATGTGACAGTCCAAGTCCCCATACCAGCAAAACTGAACGCAACAAAGAAAAACGCAATAGACGCAAGAAACATCACCTGTAACAAATCCAAATCATCTGACCGCGTAAAGAACAGTCGGTATAAGAACCTCCCAACTGTCAGATTTTCTTCTTCCTTTTCTTCTGTCATATCATTTCCTTATGTTAAGCCTGCGTTTGAGTGCTACAAACAATTCCTTTCCCACTTCTTTCGGTGTTGAATCTGGGAGCCCCGCACGAAATGAAATAAAGTCATTTTTCTTAGCAAATTCACGCATCTTGGTTCCTGATATACCAGTAACACCTTCAGCATCTGGATCTCTCTCACCTGCAGAAAGAACCGTTATAGAAAGAAGCGTTCTCTCACCCTGTAACGACTCCTTTTCCCGTACCCCAGCTATCATTCGTCTAAATGAATCCGCTCGGTCTGACCCAACGACCATTATAATATCAGTATATCCTTCTTCATAAAACTTAGTAAAGAACTTGAAAAATGTCGGTATGAGCGGACTACTCGCAATTATATTTATATTAGGGAACATTTGCTTCATAAAGGCCAGCTTCTCTCCGACCTCCAAAGGATTAGATTTAGCATCCTGTGTGTGACTTATAACGATGGCGTGGTCTGCTCTGTTTGAATCCGCCGTAGATTTGACGAACTTAATCACCCGTTCGTGACCAGAAGTGGGTGGATTAAAGCGTCCAAAGGTCATAACCATTGTCTTAGACACTTGAGGTCGTGTGTTGTCGACGGCTTCAACAGGTTTCTTCCAGTCCTTGACCGAATTAAAGTTGAGTCGGGAGAACTCCAATCGGTTGACCAACTTAACCACGTTACCAGAAGCCCTGTCAATAGCAACGAATCCTTCAGGACCAGTGACCTGGAATCCTGCCTCAGTCTCGACAAAAAGAGTCAACAAGGACCCCCTCTCCAACTTTGAAACAAACAAATTCTTAATATCTATCAGGTCGTCATAAAGAGAAACAAGGGCCATCAGTTCGGTGTTGTGAGTTCGTAAATATTCCGTCACCTCTTTCTTCATATCCTCATAACGGGTCTTTGCGGCTATCGTAGAAACTGTCGAAGCCTTCGCATCAATCTGGTCTATGACATATGGAAGGAACTTCATATTGATGTCATTTTTAGACAATGCATTTTCGCGAATTAACTTATTAACAAATCTCTTGAACAACACCCCCAAACTAAGAGCTTTCTTTTCTTTAGATATGCCTTCAATAAAACTACTCAATCTAGTAACTGAGGACTTAGCACTGGTCAGTTTTCTAGTTATAGTTGCACTTTCCTGCGATGTCAGCGTGACATTACCTGTCAAATCTTTATATCTAGCATCCTCAACCCAAACGGTTTTTGAGGATTTTATATTACTGACATCAACATTGAAGGATGCGGACATTTGATTGACGGCACCGCTTCCAGTATATTTGGTGTGAAAAACTACTCCCAACTTTGCAGGACCAATCTTCTCTGCCAAAGGGTCGTCTACAGGTATGGCATAGACAATTGTGTTGGGCTTGAAGGTTATATAGTCCTTTCCATCAATAGTCTGATTTTTTTTAATAGTCGGTGTGAACATAACATCACCCTGCATCACACCCGTAATACCTAAAGGAGACAGTTCTCTCCAAAGTAATTTCATTGTATCTACGAGTGTTCCCTTCCCCGCATACACAATTTCACAATCTGTCTCACCAAAACACAATTGCATATCTTTAGCAAATGCACCGTGCTTGGTTGCCACAAAGAAACGGTTTCTCTCTGGGTCCATTCCGGCAACGAAAGATGGTGCACCGTCAAACTTTGTAGTTATATTGACTGGAGCAGACGCAGACCCTTTGAGCATTTCGTGAACCGATTCTAGAAAGGCAATAGACTCCTCAGCACCAACGGTGCCGGTGTCTAATAATCGGTCCTCTAAGTGTTCTAGGTGCTTATTCTGAATATTAGTAGTCATACATCTCTAAGGGTTCAAGCATATTTATTATGGCAGCAATGCAACATATATGACTTATTCTGTGAAAATACCAGCTTTATTACATATACGGGGATATGGAAGGGGGAGCCTTCCGGCTCCCCCTTCACTACGCAAGTGTTTGGCTTAGCCCCGCGAGGATCTAGACCGCCCACCTGCAGATTCTTCCAGTACGCGCCATTTGAATTGGCGCATCAGAGCGTGTTCGGTATTGACCCAATGCTGTTTAGCCCAAGGAGATACTGCATTATCTCTCGCCCGTCTGATTGCAGCCAAACGCATTTCATCTTGGATATACTCAGTTGCCCCATCCACAAACACCATTGACGCCTTGGGAGAAGGTTGCCTCTGCGATGGCACATCTTCCATTATGCGCTCTATCTTATGAAAGAACCAACTAGGACTAAAGACAATAAAAAGAAGAACTCCTGATAACAAAATGCTCACAAGATAATTCACATTTTCTCCATTAATAGTTAGTCCTAGTTATCTGCTTTCTTAGCGAAAGAGGTTGCTTCCGCCGACCTGATAGGCAGCTGCGACGATTGCGCGTGACGGCATACCCATACGATATGAAGTCTTGCCGTTCCTTGTGTTGGTGTAGACACAGAACCCAGAGGTACGCAGGTCATTGATACGGGCGCTGAGCCGACGAATACCAAAGAGCTTACGAGCCTTACCCTGAGTGATGGCATGCCCCGACGATAGATATGTAACTAGCTTTTCATTTTGTGTCATACTGTATCTCCGTGATTCGCCACTCAATTCACTGCATTTCGTCTGTGGCGTAAAGTCCCGAAATGCAGGCAAGTGGTTTTTGGGATAACCACCAACCCGTCCTTCAAATTACTTTGAGGACTTAACAGATTTAACTGACTTGGTTGCTACAGCCTTTGGCGTGTGACGCTCAATAACGTGCTGAATAGCCTGAGCCGCAGCCGTAGACTGAATCGAAGGATCACCCGAAGTGAGCAGATAATTTGCGGCATCTAGCTTGCTCATAGGACTCGGAAGAGTAACAAAGTCCAGTGAATCGGTTGAGTTGAGTCGCTTGACCCTGGCCGCAATGTCGTTGGTGAAACGAGCCTTTGTGCGACCGTTAACCGTGCTGATGCCTGCGTGAGTGTAAGTTGTGTTTGCCATAGTTTTTCATCTCCATAATGTAAGCGTTTACCAACATATTAAAGTTACTGCATTTGCACCAGATTGTCAAGCCCAAGTTCGTCCATTTTTTCGAGGAGCATAAAGAACAGAGCCTGTCCATCACCATAATTCAAATATGACTCTTGTTCCTCTTCCAAACTCTGCTCCTCAGTAGAGTTGGATTCTTCCTGCTCCTTCATTTGGCCTCCTGCCGATTAGTGCGTCTTTAGTGTATGTATTAAATATAGTCGGTCGACACCGGTTTGTCAAGCCCTAGCTAACCCCTTTAAAATCAACAACTTACAGACACCTTCTTAGGAATCTCAGTATAGGGGACCCAGCGATATATCTTTCTCAGCAGGATTTTCTTAAGAGTTGTCCAGTCGGTTCCTTTGAAAGCCCGCTTGAACAGTGAATAGCTATAAAGACACCTGCGCTTATCTATGGTCTTTATAACATCATATGGATTTTCTTTCGGATAATGATACATAATCTCCATTACTATGTCGTGCGCGTAGGATTCAACTTCTTCGATGTCCGACATATAGGCGATAGAAGCAACTCTCTTTCTAGACAGTCTGGCAGAATGGTTGACTTTAACCGTCCGAATCTCCCCGCCCTTATTGGATTGTTCCCATTGATTTTTATGGATTAATTCGTGTTGTAAAACCTGTGACAAAAAGAACAGAAACCGATTGGTTTCTCCAACACTAAACACAACATTCTTCGTTTTGGCTGGCATATGAAATGTCACAGTCACAGACGTTGACCGTTTTCCAGGAAGAAAATAACCAGACACCTCAAGATAACTCCTCGGCTTCCCCGTCAACGTCTTGTCGCGCTCAATAACCGCCCTAGCCCCAAATGGTTTCAAAAATCGGTTAAGAATCTTTCTGAGATGACGATGGGTTATTTCTCGCCCCGGGAGGGTTTGAAATTCCTCGAAATTCTCCATTCTTCGATGTATTCTTTGAGCCTGGTACATTCGGAGCGTCCTCGGTTGTCCCCAAAGTATTTAGCATTTAGTCCAATTTGATGTTGGAGAAATCCCGGGTGAACCGTTTTGATGATATTACAGCAGGTGCAGCCACAGGTGAATCATCCTGAAGAAGATTCCGCTGAGAATTTGGATCCAAATCATAGAGCCTCATTTTGGGGCGGTCAACTCCAACAACAAATCGCTTATGCAATGATATATCATTATAACGATTTTTAAGCTGTTTGACAAGTATCTGTCCTAACTTTTCCAAATCTTCTGTGGAAATCAGGGCGAACAGGAAGTCTGCTGTTGCTGGGAGACCGAACGATTCTGATGTATCAGTCAATTCTACGTCCGAGTTAGCAAATCCGCTTCTAGTCGTCTGCGTTGCACTGAAAATTGGGACATCAAACTCAACCGCCAAACCGCGCAATTCTTCGGCAATGCTCTTAATGTAAGTATAGCTATTCACCTGATTGGACAGCTTGAACCTAGAACTGGCACAGATATTCAAGTAATCAATAAAGATGATATCCGGGGAAAATTCCTGTTTAAGCTGAAGCTCGTTGAGCAACGCTCTAAAATGACCAGCGTGTGCGCTAGCCGTAGGATACTCCTTGACTATCAATCTGCCTTCTGTCTTGTTTCGGATTTTCTCAATCCTAGAACTAAACATAGCCTTGGGAATATCGTGCAAATCTTCCATAGAAACATTCATCAGGTTCGCATCAATTCTCTCGGCAATTCTCTCCTCTGCCATTTCCAGTGTGATATATAATACATTCTTTCCCAGGCTCAAAGAGGATGCGGCAAAGTGACACATAAACAGAGATTTTCCAACACCTGTATTATGAGAACTAACCTCATTCGTGTAATATCTATGATTGGGGTGGTCTACTCTTATATCCACAATTGGTATTTTTAACCCAGACCGCACAATAGTCCCCGAAGATTCTCCAGTTTTAGTTAATACTTTAAAAGAAGCGCCGACGAGATTTTTAGCATACTCCCAACCAGTTGTAGTTTCAAACAAATGATTTTCATTGCACCGAACACGTTTTCCATCTTCAGTTGATAAAATATATTCGTCCCACACTCCCTTATCAACAAAAGTTGTAACTTCCACAAACCCATCAGGTGAATCTACTTGTATTTCGTAGTCATCTAAGAGCGTTGAAATTTGACCAATTTCTATTTCTTTTGTTTCCCAAGCATACATAGAAAACTCCATTTGTATAAATATTGATATAGCCGGTACAGGGAACATTGTCTAACACTTAAATATAACGCATCTTATGTCATTTTACAAGTCTATATACCAAAACTTATGCGAGTCTAGAAAAGAGAATTATAATAATAGTGGTATCCACAAACATCACATCATACCAAAGCATTGCGGTGGTTCAGATGAACGGTCCAATTTATCATTTTTGACTCCCAGAGAACATACGTTAGCACATTTTTTGTTATGGAAAATAAATCGGAACCCAAATGATTTAAGAGCTATGCATATGCTAGGCGTAAAGCTAACATCTGAACAGCGCCGCATAACAGGAAAATGGTGTGCTGAAAACAACATAGGATTTCACAAAGCATCTAAAGAACAAAAAGCAATTTGGAAAAAATCTGGCCTTGAGTCTCAAAAAAAATCTAAATCAAAAAAAACTTTTTATTACTGGTCTACACCAGAAGGCAGAAAAGAACGAGCTTCGATGGGAGGGACAAAAAGTCATAAAACAAATCCGCATTTCAAGTTCTGGAATTCCCCCGAAGGTAGAAAAAAACGTTCGTCGATGGGAGCCAAAGCACATATCGGCAAAAAAGGAATGTACATCCCAGGACAAAATAAATTCATTCGGGTTGCACCAAAAGATTTTCAAGCACATTTGGATCAAGGATATATTTTTGGTTCCCCGCACAACCCATGGAAAAATAGAACAACTGGTGGCCCATCTCCTCTTAGAAAAAAAGTAACGGATTCTGTTATTATTTTTGACTCATTGCTGTTGGCATCAAAACATTATTCAGTATCATCAGCAACCATTATAAATTGGTGCAAATCCAAAAAGAAACCTAACTGGAGCTACGTTTCCGAAATCTAATTAAAACCTTTGTTTCTGGATGGACACATCCCGCCAGACAGATATTAAGCGTCTTGTTGGGAATCCCTCCCTTGGTAATCTTGTTGAACATTTCCAAGTCAAAGGGGATCTTGTTTTCCCTACGATGATAAAAGTCAAACCGAGACTCAGAATCCTGAAAATAATCGTGACCAACATTAGTGTCAAAACAAACCGAAAGAGCCTTTTGAAGAATATCAGGAATGCCCTCCTGCGAATGCTCCTTGTCCTTACCATCTATAATCTGGATGGACTTCACAATTGCATTATATACGGCCTTGTCCTTACAGAACTTTTCGGTGTTGTCTAACAACCACTGCATATTGGTATCGGGAGGAACACCAATCTCCTCTAGAATAGAAACAACACCAGCATATTCACTATCATTCAAATCACGCGCAGATTGAATCTCTACCCCCAATGCCTCTATAGTAGGAGGTGAATTGTATTTGTCGGCAAAAGTTTTTATGGCCGAGAAAATTCGTCGTTCCTTTCCATCCGTAAAATACTCCTCGTTCAGAAAAGGAATGACCTTCCTGAAATATTCCTCATCATTAATGAGGGTAGAGAGAATCATCAAATCAAGTTTCATTCAGTTACCGAAACTTCCTCGTTAACCTCTTCTGTGGACTCTGCGGGCGCGTCTTCCCTCGAAACCATTTCGAGGATGATAGTGTGAAGAATTTCACCAATTACAGATTCGAACCGCTCCTTAGCATCATCAGGAACAGGGTCGCTGTGAATGTCATAGTTGAAGCGAATCGTCCCATTACCGTCACCATCTTCACCTGCAAATTCAATTGCACCAAAGTTAAATCGCACACCTGTGAACTCGCCGTCCTCAATTAAGATTTCGTGGTCCTGTGAACCTTCAGGAGAGTTTTCCATTGGCTGAACTGAGAATAATTCTTTAGACATTGTTATACTCCTCGGCAATAGTTTCGTCTGTAATCTCAGACATAATGGGTGAGTTTGACACCATATAAGTTTTTTCAATCCACTTGCGGAATGTTGGATCAGTTAAAATTGGCATCCAAAATTCCTTTGTATATGTTTCCTTGAGTCTGACCTTCCTTTCTTCTCCCACCTTTTGATACCAGCCATTAGCAGGCTTGACAACGTGTCCTGATTCAAGAGCAATGTCAAGCAAACCAGACCAAGTGCTGATACCACCATCAAAGGTGACTTCAATCGGGATTTTACTTTTTTCTCGGACAAACCTAGACTTCTCTACGTTGAGAATAAAGTTGTACCCAACAACATCTGGCCCCTCTTTCTCTTGCTGACGCCCAACAATGAAAATATTGTTGGCGCTATAATAACTTCCAGTTCCCCCCGAAACAATGTCTTTCGGATACAATCCGATTTCCTTGTAGGTGTGATTCACAACTACCATAGGAATGTCCTTGATAGTCAGATGCGGCGTGACCATACGAAACACACTCTTGATTTGTTTGGCGCGGGACATATCGGCCACAGACTTGCCTTCAAGGGCGTCATCGACTTCTTTCTTGGAGGCAAGATTGCCGATAGAATCGACAATGATAATAACGTGGTCTCCGCGTTCAATGTTGCTAACCTGTGCCATAAGGTCGTGCTTCAACTGCTCCACGTCAGTCACCGGAGTGTGTAAAACCCGAGAGGTGTCCATATTAAACGCCTTGAAATATCCCGCAGGTGCACCAAACTCTGAATCATAGAACAGGACAACCGATTCTTCATACTTGTCCATATAAGACTTAGCAAGAAGCATTGCGAATGCAGTCTTGAAGTGCTTAGATGGCCCCGCAAATACCGTCAGCCCAGGACACAATCCACCATCCAATCGTCCCGATAGAGCAACATTAATCATAGGTACCTGGGTCTGAATCATATCCTGCTCGGTAAAGAACCTAGATTCGGACACTATTTCTGTGTCCTTGATTGTACTATTTTTTTGCAGTTTATTTAACATTGACATTCGGCTCTCCTAAGAAAAAAGACCTTCAAGTGTTGCAACTGGCTTAGATGCCCATTTTATAGACGCGAGGACCGTATCCATCGGATCCAAGAACGTCTTTTCGAACATTGTAATATAATCAACATAGCGATGTAAGTCAAGTTCCTTTGGCAGTTTACCCTGAAATGCTATACAATTTTCCCCAAGAGTATTTGGTTCAGTCAAATACAGAAACTTTATCTTATCACCATTCCGTATCTTTTCATATCTCTTTTCCAATTTTCTTTCTTTGATTTCCTTGTTATAGAGCAATGCACCACGAACGTGCAAGGGAGTTCCTTTAGTATAGATGCTAGTTTGGGACTGATACTTTTCCAGATTATTAACTCCTCGCGGAAAGGCGATCTCCTCGGGGGTTAGAGAACGAAACTTCTTCTCAAACTCTAAAATGTATTGCTGTATTGCCTCTTCCCCACCCGTCAAGCAAATACGAACAGCTTCCCGAAGATGCTCACGCACCGAAGCAGGCGTAGAGCTTCTAACGATTTCCAGTCCCATCACCTTAAGTTTCGGCTTCTCATACCGAACACCCTCAGAATCGTGAACATTCAAAGCATATCGCTTTTTCGCAACCCACAAGCCACAATCTGCAATGACTTCTCTCTTAAAGAATATCTTCTTTTCCGTTGCATTCATAACGTCAGATATCTGAGAACACGCATTATTGATTTCAACTTCTAGCTTATCCTTGCAAATCTTATCTAGGACATTTACGATTTCTTCCGTTGACAGGTTGGAATAAAACTTCTTCACTAGATGGTCAAGCGCAATATAAACCGAATCTGTATCGCCATAGAAAGCATAATCAACATTGCTCGTCGCGCAGACCTTATTGAGGTACTCATTCATCACATTTGCAACCCGTCGAATTATATACTGCCCTGTCATAGTGACAGCCTCAGCAATTCTGGGATCATAGTAACGAAAGAATTCATTCCCCCACGCGCCGTAAAGAGAATTAAGCTGAATCTTTCTTGCCATCTGCTTGTTGTTTAAGGCAGAAATTTCTCTAACCAATGCGTGGTCGTGAGTTTTTTCATACTCCTTTTCGACCTGAATCATCTTCTTTTTGAAGAACTGTCTTTCGCTGAAAATTTTTGCAACGATTTCAGGAAACAACCCAATCTTGTCTCTCGTAAATTTATATCCATTTGCGCTCATTACAACATTTTCATCAAGCAGAGAAGATAGGTCATACTGCGAATTGAGCAGACCTTCAACATTTACATTCATATTCTCGTCACTTACCAATGTCTCGGGAGACAAATTGTGTTGCATAATGATACTTGGGTATAGCGAAGCCGCGTCAAAACTCACAACCCAGTTATACTTTCCAGGAACAGGCTCCTTGACAAATGCACCGACAATCGAACGACTTTCAACCGACTCGTTCTTTTGAGGAACGACAATGTTCTTGTCCCGGAGATGATTATACAAAATGCAGTCCCAAGTTCTCACCGCAGAAAATACATCATTATATTTACATTTGGCATCATATGCCATAGTGACAATAAGCTCAATGAGCCGCATTTTATCCTCAAGTTCGTCTACAAGCTCAACGTCAATCACGTTGTATTCAACAAACCGCTGCCAATCTTTGGTGTAGAAATCCTTGTATGTGTCGTAGGAGTTTTCCAACTTATGTTTCCCCAATTCAACAATTGCAATGTGGTCGAGCCGATAATTCTCTTGATTCGTATAGGTAAATTTTCTATAGAGGTCAAGATAGTCAAGCGATGAAATTCCCGAAATATCATATGCGGGCATTTCACGGCCATTCGCAAAGACGGTGCGAAACTTCACATCCTTCCAGGGAGATAACAGCACCCCAACATCCATCCCAATCACTCGGTCTATACGCGCAACTAGATATGGAATATCGAAAAGCTGAGTGTTCCAACCAGTCACAATGTCGGGGTAAGAGTTAGCCCAAAATTCAATGAAGGTGTTGAGGAGGTCTGCCTCATCCTTGCACTTGACATATTCATAATTGTCCGTGTGCTTGATAAACTGAATGTTGTTTACATCAAAGGGCCTCGCACCAAATGTTGTAATCTTCTTGGTGTTGTTATCCTGAACCGTGATTAAGAGAACTTCTTCTACTGGGTCCGTTGCATTGGGGAAACCAAACTCAGCACTTGTCTCAATGTCTATTGTTAGAATTTTCAACTGAGTGAAATCATACTCAATTTCACCTGGATAATTTTCAGCAATATACTGATGGACATAAGACGTGTTCCCCATAATAGGGAAATCGGCAACCCCGGTGTACAATTGGATGAACTTCTTAGCCTCAGACATTGTATCAAATGTGACTGGCCCAACGCGCTCCCCAAACAAACTCTTATATGGAGAAGTCTCGTCAGCCGAGCGAACAAAGAGGGTGGGAGAGAAGCCGTCCTTGCGTTGGATTCTCTGCCCATTCTTTATTTCCCGAACCAGAATCTTGTTTCCAGAGAGAGTGACATTAGTGTAAAACTTGCTCATTTATATCCCCATTGTAGTATAATGAAATATAACAACTCACCTCAGGATTGTCAACCTATTCCAGAATAAGGTATAGGACTCTGGCGATAACACAGGCTATAATAATATAGACGATGATTGCCAATTAGATTTCCAGCTTCAACTTCGAAGGAACGGTATTAGCAACAACGATGCCAGAGCCAAAGATTCGGCTGTACTCGTTTCTCAGTTCGATGTTCGGCTCAAAGCGAGTTAGAACGCTGTCCTCTCGGAAATGAAATTCCTTTTCCTTAGCATATGGGAGATATGGAGCCAGACCGATATTAAAACGCCCCTCTCCTGCTTGCATTACAACAATCATTGCTGGATTCTTCACGGTAACTTCACTGTGCTTCCAAGTGATGTTTCCAATAAGGTCTTCACCTGTGACTAAACGAACGCAATTAATATCATCCATAATAAACCTCTGTAGTTGATTGGGTGGTGTTTACAGCTTACTTAATTTCGAATGTGCGAGGCTTCTTGTGTTCCGGGATCACCCGATCAAGTGAAACAATAAGAATGCCATCCTCAAAATTTACTGAACGCACGTGGACATCTTCTGCTAAAACAAACTTGCGAGTAAACGAACGTGTAGCCAGACCTCGATACACATATTCCTGCCCCGCGCCGGCCTCAGTTTTTTCCTTTAACCCCCTAACAAACAGGCAGCCGTCTTCTAAACTAACGGTAAGGTCGGAACGCTTAAACCCAGCCGCAGCCACTTCAATGATAAAATGATTGTCGTCGGCCTTAATAATGTTATACGGTGGGTATGTTGTGGTTGCCGCCTCGCCACCAAACGTGTTGAGACGGTTGAATAGGTCATCGTAACCGATGAACCAGGGATTATTGGTTGTGGTATAGGTAGTTGCCTTTGTCATAATAGTATTCCTCCTAAGAGCGAATGTTTAGTAGTACTGCCCATTCGGCACAGCACTACACCACCCAATCAACTACAGGATATTTATAACCCGAGCCTGTCCCCGGGTGCCGCTAAGTGCTTATATTTCAACGGCTTACAGTTTCTTTCCGAGACGATATTTCTGAACTAGGTTCCACTCATTCTTTTCCTTAAAAGAAATGATTTTGATTTGCGATAGCGGTGCAGTATCCTCACACTTCTCGGGATTTAAAAGAGTCACTAGTCCCCAATCTTCTAATAGGTGAGCAATCGTATTTCGACGGCTTAAATCATTCTCGCTAATATCAGATTCCTTACCGTCCAGAGCAAAAAGCTCTTTGAAATGAACAATATAATAACGTCCTTGCTTATGTAGGATGTGGCAACTCTGATACAGAGTGTTATCTTTGCGTGAAGCAACTCCTATTCTAGACAAGGTCTCCCGCACCTTCAAAAAATCGTCAGGAGTGTTCAGCGTCACCTCAACGGGTGTGTACTCCGCTATTTCTTCGGTAAACAGTTCGGCTCTCATATTCCACCTTTATTTAACTTTAAGGTTATATACCCAATTTGCTTATCGGTGAGAATACTGAGCGCGACCTGAGCCTTCTTAGTCCCAAACCCGTAATATTCTTTAATCACATCAATCGCCTCAATCTTCTCTGCCCGAATCCATTTATTAAACCGTTTGCGCGGTCTAATAGTATTTAGCAAAAATGAATATTGAAAGGGTGCAGGAATATGAGGTCGGCTATTCATTTCATTAGCATATATAACCGTATCAGCACCGTAGCTCAACGACCTATTGACAATAAAGGGTTTATACTGCTTTTCGCTCCATTCGTCAACCATAAGATTCTGCTTATTGTGGGTGACGGAATTGACGAAATCGAATGGTGAAATGCTAGTCTTTTTGTAGGGTATCTCGTCCTCAGGATCCTCAGGAGGGGCCAGTCCCAGTTCGTCGTAAAGGGCCATTTTACTTCTTAATCGAGCAAGAAGCCATGATTTCCGTCAAACAGGCGACCATATTCAACTCAGAATCCGCTACAAACGCCTGTTTGTACTGATAGTCGGCCAATAGTAGTATCAATTGAGGGACTTCGACTACGGACTCGGAGAGCTTGTCGTAGAGCGTTCTAAAGATGGTTTGGGGGTCACTATCCATATTATTGACCACCCAGGTACGCATTTTCTTGAAATCCTTCTCCCTGAGAGCTTCCAGCAGATTTGTGATGTTAACATCGGCCATATTGACCAGAATCCCAGAATCTATCCGTCCGGCGGCCGAATATCGCTGTAGCTCGTTCAGGATCCTGCGATAGTCTGGGAAGTGCTTTATCAGAAGTTGAGCAATTACGGCCTCGTCAAACTCAACATTTTCGTGGTTGAGGATCTCCTTAATTCGACCCATAAACCGAGCGGCCATCTTAGGACGGTCATCCTTGGCCAGCTTGAATTCAATAATCGTCGTCCGAGAATGCAGAGGTGGGATGATACGATTCTTGTAATTACAGGTAAAGATGAACCTACAGTTGGAGCTGAACTCCTCCATAAACCCACGCAAGGCAGGTTGAGTTGAGCTACAATTGTGTGCGACGACGCCATTTTCCAGGATAAAATTTTCATTTGATGATCCTGTTACTACATCAAATACTGGTTGTGTACCCATCGACTTAATCGACACTATTTTTTTCATAACTTTCTCCTTTCCGTCGTGTATGAACAGCTTCACCGATCTTTTTATTTCGGGATATACTTTTATTACCCTTCACCCACCCGTTCGGCACAGTATCTACCGAGTAAAATGCTCGCACAATTAAGCCATCTGGTGATGTGTAGTACATTTTTCGTTTTGCATTTTCACTTAGTTTATCCTTTGCCCGTTGAGTATGACGGCGACCCGTTGCCGCCATTCGATTCTTTTCGATTTTTATTGCATTTCTCATGCCCCGCACCCACCCAATCGGTACATCTTTATGGTCACGAAACACTCTCATCTCATCTCCATCAACAGAGGTATACCACATTGTGCCGGTCTTCGATGCTGAAATCTTGGGGTTCTTGCCTCGCGCCGTCTATTCTTTGGATATGGCGGTTTCGGAATTTTCTCACACAAAATTAAATGCTGTTGAAGCCACGCCAATACATTTATACACTGGAAGATTTAGACTGCTGCGAATAATTCCCCATCTGAAATTTTGTTTTCTTTGCCATCGCAGTCAAAAAACGGATGGTCTTTAGTGCAGTACATTATCGTCCCATCCTCAAACGTAACCTCAAATACTTCTTCATTTGACTTGCTTTCTGGAATAAAAGCATGGACAATCTCAATACATTTCGTAGCAAAGTTATAACTCAATACTTGTACTTCTTTTCCAACCAAATCCAATATCGACTCTAGTTTAATTGAATTTGATGCTTCATCCCAAATTCGGATTTTTTGATTACCCGCGAAACAGTTCAAATAATCTGCCTCGTCGAGAATAACAACCTTTGTCTTACCACTAAACGAAACGGTTGAGGCAAAGTTCTTAATCTTGGTTCTAAGAACATCAATACCACTCTCCTCAGACCCGTTGATAACCATATAATCACAACCAAGCTCCTCACATAGAGCCCTAGCAACCGTAGTCTTCCCTACACCTGATGTACCCGCAAGAAGCATATTGGGTATCTCACCCTGAGCAACAAACTCCTTAAACATAGTCTGTTGCTCGGCGGGGAGGATGCAATCATCAAGGCGATGGGGTCGCCAAACTTCTGTCCACAAGAATTCATTCCGTACCGGTTCCATAATATAATTTCTGATTAAAGATTAAACAGACGAACTAGGATCCACTGCAAGCCAATACTGTAAGTCGCGCACCTCAGACTTCAAGTGAATGAACTTCTTAGTGCTAATCGTCACCGCGTAGTTCTCAGGAATGACCTTGAAGTTTTCAACCTGAAGTCGGAAATCAAAGTCAACATCGCACTTACCGAGCGACTTCTTATAGCTGTTGGATGCAGCCACGGATGGGTCACCCACAACGAGCGTAGCCTTACCCCTCTTGCCTGAAATAACAATCTTGGGAGCAGACACAATGGCCGCAGCCTTAAGAATCATATTGATTTCATTCCCAGAGAGCTTGAAGGTGAAATGCTCGTCAACTGGAATTGTCTTGTCAGGGGCACCCATAGTAACTGAGGGGTCTGAATAGAAGTATTCGAACTCGCCATCTTCCTTGGTCAGCTTCAAGGACTTGTCCCCAAACTCTACATCTAGGTCGTCGGCAAGTGACAAAAGCCCCAACAGAGAATTGAGGTCATAGATAGGAACCTGTGATGGAAATGTCTCTGCAACAGAGGCCTTAACAAAGATGTCCTTCCCTGCACTAATCGTGGAAAGAGCATTGCCAGGCTTGATAACAATGTTAGAATTAATCGTTGCGAAGTTTTTCAGAATACCTAGCGTTGGTGAACTAATTTTCATAATGTTGAATCCTCAGTAATAGTGTTGTCTGTGTTACTAAATATAACACATCCGCAAGAGATTGTCAATGCTCACCACCTAAAGCCCACTGGGTAAGCTGTTAGTGTTAGAATCGTGCGTGTGCAAAAGAAGTATTGCGTAATGCAGTATCTTCAAGATGTCCTTGCGATTGAATCCGCCCTTTTTCCCATATCGTTGAGCATACTTCATAATATTGCCAATGGTAAAACCAACACCGTGCCCAGAATCAATAATAAACTCAGTTGCCTGAAACTTGGTTCTAGAATAGTGCTGACTGTAGGTCGAATCAACATATTGGCGGAGTTCCTCCAGAATCTCATCTTCGCCAAATTTGTATTTAATTTCTTTCTCAGCCATCGCTGGCCTCCTTGTTTGTGGGTGGGATGGTACGACCTGCGTTCCATGCGCTTCGCCCCGGCTCCAGCTTCACGCCGTACCATTGCTCGCGCAGTTCCGTCGTCACCGCGAACGCCGC